GTGAAGGGTATGAGCTTTGGGAAGATGAACACCCGAATCGACGTCATCGATACGATTCCCATCAAGGACGATGAAGGATTCTCTTCAAAGGGAGAAGAGATCATCGCCAGTGTTCGTGCATACAGAGATGAAAGACACGGTTCAAGAAAGTGGGCGAATATGGCCGCCTACACCAAGGCTAATGCTACCTTTCAGTTTAGAAGGATTCCTGATGCGGTGATTGAACCGGGCATGCTGATTCGCTGTGATACCGGTGAGTACCGAATCTTAAGCGTTGAGGTTATTATGGGATTTTATTTGGAAGTAGCAGCAGAAAAGATTGAAGCCACGAAGGACTAGGGGGTGATTTCATGGCACGAGCAACCTACAAGCTGCCTGAAGACTTTTTGTTAAAGGTATCTACACTGGCTGAAAAAACTGATGAAATCATCCCGAAGGTCCTAAAAGAAGGTGGCGAAGTGGTGAAAGCCAAAGTGAAGTCAAACCTTCAGGCGGTTATTGGAAATGATACAAAGCTGCCTTCAAGATCAACTGGTGAGCTGATCGATGCCCTTGGGGTTTCTCCGGCCGGAATCAATCGCAATGGGGACTACGATGTGAAGGTGGGATTTGATGAGCCTAGGAGTGATGGTGAGTCAAACGCCAAGCTTGCAAACATTCTAGAGTATGGAAAATCCGGTCAGCCGGCCAAGCCATTCTTGAAGCCGGCAAAAACAGCCAGCCGGAATGCCTGTATTGAGACAATGAAAAGAAAGCTGGATGAAGAGATCAGTAAAATCTAAAAGATAAGGAGGGCGAGCGAAATGTATAACAGTATTTTGAAGGATATAGGCGAGGTCCTTGAGCCTTTGGGGATTCCCATTGAAACAGGTGTATTCAGTAAAAAAGCGCCGGATGAATATCTGGTCCTTATCCCTATGAGTGATATCTTCGATCATTATGCTGACGATCTGCCAGGAGCAGAACTACAGGAAGTTCGCCTCTCCTTATTTACTAAGGGCAACTACCAGGCGAGAAAGAATGAAGTGGTAAAAGCACTACTAGGAGCAGGCTTTATTATAACGGACAGAAGGTATCTCGGATACGAAGAAGATACCGGTTTTCACCACTTCGCCATCGATGTGGCGAGAGAATATGAAGTGAAATTTTAGCTGAAACAGATTCAGCGATTTTGAAGGAGGAATAGACATGGCAACAATCGGATTGGATAGTCTATATTATGCCAAGATAACAGAAGACCAAAATGGCATCGAAACCTATGGCACACCAAAGGTCCTGGCAAAAGCCATGACAGCGGAGCTAAGTGTGGAGCTGATTGAAGCGATTCTTTATGCAGATGACAGTGCTTCAGAAGTGGTCAAAGAATTTAAAAGTGGAGCATTGACACTTGGAATCGATGATATCGGATCCTTGGTGGCACAGGATTTGACTGGGTGTAAAATCGACAGCAACAATGTCGTTGTTTCAAGAAGTGAAGATGGAGGAAGTCCGGTAGCAGTCGGGTTTCGTGCCAAGAAAGCCAACGGAAAGTATCGATACTTTTGGCTTTATAGAGTTATTTTCTCAGTTCCTGCCACAACCCTTGCAACTAAGGGTGACTCCATTACTTTTAGCAGTCCCACCATAGAAGGTACTGTATTCAGACGTAATAAGCTGGATGGTGAAAACAAGCATCCTTGGAAAGCAGAAGCCACTGAGGGAGATACAGGCGTATCAGCTTCAACAATTTCAAGCTGGTTCACATCTGTTTATGAACCGGACTTCACAGCGGTGACACCGACCATTACCATCACAACACAACCTGCAGGACTAACGGACGTGACAGCAGGTAGCGTTACAGGAAGCCTTTCTGTCGTGGCTGAGTCCAACACCAGCGATCCAGTAACCTATCAGTGGTACGAGAACACCATCGATAGTACAACAGGAGGCACAGCTATTAACGGTGAAACCTCTGCCAGCTATGATATTCCTACGGATCTCTTGGCGGATACCTATTACTATTACTGTGTTCTCAGCCTTGTTGGTGCCAGTGATGTAACGACCACAGTGGCTACTGTTGTTGTTTATTAATGGGAGGGTTGATCATGGCAGATGAAAATGTAAAACTTACTGAAGCGGCTGAAGATAGAAGCGCCACGATAGAAATCGGTGGCACGGAATTTAAACTGGTACTGACCACGAAAGCGACGAAAGAAATTGCTGGACGATATGGAGGTCTTGAGAACCTGGGCGAGAAGCTCATGAAAACAGAGAACTTTGAAATGGCCATTGATGAGATCGTGTGGCTGATTACGCTTCTGGCTAATCAGTCCATCTTGATTCACAACATCAGAAATAAGGACCAGAAAAAAGATCTTCTCACCGAAGAGGAAGTGGAGCTTCTCACCACACCTTTTGACCTAGCTGAGTACAAGAATGCAATTATGGCTTGCATGATGAAAGGCACCAAAAGGAATGTAGTGAGTGAACCCTCAAAAAACGAGGTAGTCGGGTAAGTGATGAGGAGTTATTTACCCGACTGATCTATTACGGCACAGTCCACCTTAACAATAAAGAAGTCGAGGTTTGGCTGATGCCTATAGGATACCTTATGGATCTTTGGGAATGTCACAAACAGTTTATTGGCATTGCAAAACCCATACTAAACCTATCAATCGATGATGTGATTCCTGCATGGCTTTAGTCGTCTCTTTTGCGCGTATATTAAGGTATATACGAATCGAAATGATAAACCAATCTTACACTTAGAGGTTTAATGTAACGATGGGACTGTTATATTAAAAATATAAAAAGTTAGATTACGCTGACACCGAAATATGGTGTCTTTTTTCATGCCTATTGAGGAGGTGAGGCACTATGGCAGATAATTTTGGACTGAAGATTGGAGTCGAAGGGGAAAAGGAATTTAAGGACGCACTTCGAGAAATAAATAGAGATTTCAAAGTGCTAGGCTCAGAGATGAAGTTGGTCACATCCCAGTTTGATAAACAGGACAAGTCTCTGCAGGCAGTGACTGCAAGGAATGATGTCCTGAATAAAGAGATCGATGCTCAAAAGAATAAAATCAACGCCCTGGAATCTGCCCTAAAGAATGCCGCCGAATCTTTCGGTGAGAATGATAAGCGAACCAAGGCATGGCAGATACAGCTGAACAATGCAAATGCAGACCTGAACAAAATGGAAAAAGAGCTGGAAAACTCATCGGTTGAAGCCGAAAACCTAGCTGATTCTCTGGATGAATCGGGTAAGTCTGTAGATGATGCAGGAGGTAGATTCGATAAGTTTGGAGGTATTCTAAAAGGTATTGGTGTAGCAATGGGGTCAGTAGCTGTAGCGGCTGGAGCTGCAGCAATCAAGATCGGAAAAGAAGTTGTTCAGCAGTTTGGAGAACTGGAACAGAACCTGGGTGGATCAGAGGCAGTTTTCGGAGAATATGCAGCTTCTATTCAGAAAACAGGAGAAGAAGCTTACAAGAATCTTGGCGTATCCCAGAGTGATTATCTGGCCACAGCCAATAAGATGGGTGCTCTATTTCAGGGATCCGGACTTGAACAGCAGAAAAGTCTGGAACTGACTGAGAAGGCTATGCAGCGAGCTGCTGATATGGCTTCCGTTATGGGAATCGACATGCAGATGGCACTAGACTCCGTCGCAGGAGCTGCCAAGGGCAACTTCACCATGATGGACAACTTGGGTGTTGCGATGAATGCCACCAATGTGGAAGCCTATGCTCTTGCTAAGGGATTGGATTTTACCTGGGCTTCAGCTACACAAGCTGAGAAAGCTGAAGTCGCCATGCAGATGTTCTTTGAAAATACAGAACAGTATGCCGGTAACTTCGCAAGAGAATCCACTCAAACGGTGACCGGGTCACTAGGTCTGCTTCAGGCAGCAATGGGATCTTTCACAGCTGGCCTTGGAAATGCAGATGCGGATACGAAGAATCTCACACAGAATCTGGTAGATGCATTCCAGTCTGTTGTAGAGAATATCGTACCGATTTTAGAAAATGTTGTTGCTGCATTGCCGACAGCCATGGATGGTATTTTACTAGCTGTTGGTGATTTATTACCCCTACTATTAAGTACGGTTACAGACTTATTCACTCAGATTCTTGAGACCTTATTGAGTCTTCTTCCAGAGCTGATTCCAGCGGCGGTAGATGCGGTCATGACGATAATCGGAGCTTTAGTAGACAGTCTTCCACTACTTATTGATGCAGCACTGCTTCTTATAACCGCCCTGGTAGAAGGATTAGGACTGGCACTTCCTGAACTGATTCCTTCAATGGTGGAAGCTGTAATTCTCATAGCAACTACTTTGATTGAAAATATAGATCTGATCTTAGATGCCGCATTTACATTAATTACCGGACTGGCACAAGGACTACTGAATGCATTACCAGCTTTAATTGAAGCACTACCACAGATAATAGCTAGCATCGTGACTTTTCTCATTGAAAACTATCCGAAACTTCTTGAGATGGGCATCAACCTGATCGTGCAACTGGGAGCTGGATTAATTCAGGCCATACCACTACTCATAAGCAAAATACCTGCCATCATCTCGGCAATCGTTGGAGGGTTTGGAGAGGGTATACCCTCCATAACAGATATAGGAAAAGATATCATCAAGGGTCTTTGGTCTGGAATTTCTTCCATGGTGGGCTGGATAAGAGAAAAAGTTGGTGGCGCTATGAGTGGAATTGTCGGAGGCGTGAAGAATCTGCTTGGAATCCATTCGCCTTCGACAGTCTTTGCCGGAATCGGATCGAACATGGGTCAGGGAATCGGAGTTGGGTTCAGTAATGCCATGAAAAACATTGCAGCAGAAATGAAAAATTCCATCCCGACGGATTTTGATGGACTTCAGGTTGATGTCAGTGCTGTGGGGAATATTATCCCGGATACCTCTTCCCTTGCCGTAGCAGGAACAATGCCCTATGAAGGCTTGGAAGCTCTGTTTAAAGGCATGCTTGAGAAGATGGGATTCGGTGTGATGACAGGAGGAGAAGGTGAAAGCGAAGTTCTTGGTGGTGTGACAAATCAGTATAATATCACGATCAATAATCCGAGCTCGGAACCTTCCTCTGATAGTATTCGATCAACACTACTCAAGCATTCATATGGACTGGTATAGGAGGTGAACCTTTGGACAGAGAATTATGGCTATTTAATGGGATGACTCTATCGAAACATAATAAATGGGATGTTGAAGAGGTCATCGAAGGGATAGGGATCCCAAAAGTACGAGGAAGTAACCTCCAGGTCCCATTTCAGCATGGAAGCAGATGGGTCAAGAAAAGATATGATCGGCGCAGGATGGTCTTTTCCATGTGGATCAAAGGAAAAGACAGGTCAGAGTTAGATCAGAATATTGATGCGTTTATTCGAGGAATTTCAAAGCCTGGAATCCATACTTTAAGAAGGATTGGTAAAAATGGAGAAGTCAGAGAAGCACAAGGTGAACTAAGTTCAGATATCAACCTTGTCCGAAAGGCTCCGGGATACGCCAAGTTTGCTCTGGAAATTGAGCTGCCGGATCCTTTTTTCTATGGCACCGATGAAGTTATCGTTGATGAAGTCATAAATTCTAAAACTTATAACTGGACCCATGAATATGTGGGTACGGCTCCACTCATCGCAATGGAAATCGAGCTCGTTGGGCCAATGACTAATCCAATGCTTCAAAATACGAACAACGGGATATGGGTGCAGTATTTAGGTGTCATTAATACCGGGGAGATCGTTGTGCTAAACACCAGAGATTTCTCCTGCATTAAAGAAGGAGAAAATGTTATCACCACTGTGAAGCATGGCGGAGATGCATACTGGATGATATTTGAAAGTGGAACAAATAACATGAAGCTCACTACAGAAACAACCGGTGGTACCGTGGAGTTCAGGTATCATCCAAGCTATTTTTAAGGAGGACTGTATGAATATTGAGGATCGCAAAGATAGAAAAGAGCTGAAATTTATCAAGATAGTTGATGGCGTGAAGCTTATGCAGGAACTGTATGAGACCATTCCAGAACTAGAACCAGTCGTAGAAGAAGGTGAACTCATGATCAATCTACGTCTTTTCACAAGTGGTCATGAAATTACTCTTTGGGTTCCGAAGGAGGCAGATGAGCATCTCATCCGGAATATTGTAATGGAGCATAAGTATCAGAATGAGTTTGAAAGTGAGGTGAGCAAGAATGCCCTACCAGGAACTGAATCATAGACGAATCCCATATGATATTGACGGAACAGTTGTGGGCTACAACATCGGTCAAGATTATGCCAAAGGCATAACGGATTGGCTTTCAGAAAGTCAGCTTTCAGCGATAAACGATGAAGGAACCAGTACGCTATGGAAGTCCAATGAAGGTTCATATGGTGGTTCTGTACAAAGATGCATGTGGTTTTTCTTTCCTGAAGCTAGAGAAATTGAAGCGAGCAACTGGCTTGGATCATGGGTTAGAAGTCTTTTAAGATTTGAAATGCAAGGCAGCAATGATACAACCAACGGTATGGACGGAACATGGGAAACTGCAGTATTTCCTTCTGGAACACCTATGGGTTCTCACACGGTTTCTTCATGGTGGAGGCTCTATGTCAAACCTGTTTCCTTTTCAACCACCTACAAAACCATACGCATCAAATTTGAATTATATTCATCCTATGATGGAGACTCCTATTTTAGAAAAGCTCATTTCTATGGAAGAAAAGCATATGGACAAACCCCTGATGACATTCTCATCTGTAATATTGACGGCAATGAGAAAACAGCACTGTTGGATTGGGGAGACAGACCTGAAGGCACTACAATGATTAAGTCTTTCAAGTTGAAAAACGCCAGTTCAAACAGAATCGCTTCAGGTGTAAACATCCAGCTCAATCATGGTGACTATGGGCTTTCTTTTTCTGAAGACGGTCCTTGGACAGCAACGCTTGATATTGCATCGATTGCTCCAGATAACTTAAGCGCAACAATCTACATCAGAAATCTTTTAGGTGCACCTCCTCTCATACTGGGACCAAAGGCGGGAAGATGCATCATCACCGTCGGAAGCTGGACATAGGAGGTGAAATGGATGGGTATGCCAATACTGACGCTTGTTAGTCCAGAAGATGGTTTGAACTTTATTGATCGAATGCTGTTTTTTGACATAAACTACAGCGACCCAATCGATACATCTGCTGCAGATCGTGTTCTGTTAGAAGCGGATAAAGTTGCATCTTTTGATGGCTTGGATCGTAAGAGTATTGAATATGTCGATGTCGCAAGTGATTCCACAGTAAGATATTCAGTAATCCTGGAACCTGGCTTGTGGTATTGGAGAGTAACCGCTGAGAACAGTTCCGGATTGTCCGTTTCAGAAGTCAGGACTCTTACTGTTTCGAAGACCATGAAAAGAGCACTCTACCAGTATGAAAATGTGGGCAAGGCGGCAATGCCCTGGTCCAATAAAAGAACCTTATACCAATATGAAAACATCGGCAAATCGCCTATTGATTGGACTGATAAGAGAACCTTATATCAGTATGAGAATATTGCAAAGTTTGGACCCCTTTGGAGTAACCAGAGAAGCTACTATCAATATGAAAACATCACTGATGAACCACCGTTTCCATACATTTCAAGAATTTCTTCAACTCGTGGGCCTTCCGGATCCGTTCTTACACTTTATGGTAACGGGTTTGGATATTCATTTGAATCGGATGTCTCAAATCCCGATCGGTTCCTGAGAAGCTATGAGGGTTCTGTATATATCAATGATCTCATGTGCAGCATCCTTTCCTGGTCCTGGAATGAGATCGTAATGCAGCTTCCAGCAGAAGCGGAAAGTGGTCCCATAAAAGTCGTATTGTCACAGCCGACAGTCAGAGAGAGCAATGTGAAGGGATTTGAAGTGTATGCCGGAATTCCTACAGACGATATCGGCATTGAGCTGTTCATCTGTGCGAGAGAAAATCCGAACACGGTGCTCTGCCAGCTGGACGGAGCATTCAATAAGGCTCTTCAGATGGTCCAGAACAATGCCGGATCCGGCAGTTTTTCCATAAGCAGGTATGACAGGTTTGGCGGAAACAAGGAATATATCAGAGATCAGAATTTCGTGCTGGTAAAACTGGATGGAAATCCGATCTTTAAATGGATCATTGAAGCAAAGAAGCCGAATTATGTGGACACTTCAGAGCATCAGATAATTGAAGTGAATGGACGAGGCATTTTGTCGATGCTGGGTTGGGCTGTCGTTTATCCGGAAAATCTTGCAGAACCGGTTCTGGATCGAAAATTCATAGGAACAGCGAGTACTGTTCTGAGAAAACTGATTCAGGAAGCACAGGCAAGAGGCGGATTGAAAGGGTTATCCATAGGATGGGAGAATGACAAGGACAGTTTAGGGAACACCTTCACAGAAAGCATCAATCTATCCTTCAGGGTAGGGACTCCTCTAACAGAAGTTCTTACAAAGTTTACTGATGGCCTGGGTTATTTCGATATCGAAATGACTCCAGATCTGAGACTGAAAATCTACAAGAATAAGGGTGAAGATCTTCATGAAGAGATCATCTACCGACCAGGACAGGCGATCCTTAGTCATCAGAACCAGAGCGATGGAACAAATCTCGTCAATGAAGTACTCATCGAAGGAAGCGAGAAATCCATTGCCGTTGCATCTCATAGTTTGAGTCAGGCAAACTATGGCCGTAGAGAAGGATATCTCTCAGCCAGCAATCTCCTTGGAGGTCTCTCAGAGTATGGACAGGCATATCTCAGCCGAGCTGCTTTCCCTACCTGGGGCATTCAGGGAACGGTGACTACTATTACGGATACAGAAGGTAGAAAGATCAAACCGTTCGAGTCCTACCTGATCGGAGACTGGATTGGATGGCATATCCCGCCAGAAGGATCCGATGAAATTGGATTTGAAGGGATACTACGAGTAAAGGGTGTTACAGTAAGCGAGGACAATGATACAGGAAATCTGAAATACACACTGGATCTTCATAATGCGATGCTCGAGCACGAAATCAAACTGACTCAGAAGGTTGAAAGGATCTCTCAGTACAGTGGTGGAAGTGACGTCTTATCTGTTGCTCCATCCAGTAGTAGTGGATATTCCCCAAATGAGATCAATGCACTCCTTTTGAATAAGGCCAACACCATCCATCAGCATCACTTTACAGATTTAGTTGATACACCTGAGAATTTAGAACCGGGAAAGATTGTCATCGTGAATGAAGAGGGTAATCAGCTGATTCTTGATGAGAGAGACAAGCCTGAAGTGTTTTTTCAATCTGAGCTGAAAGCTATAACTGGGAGCAATTTCAAAGCTGAGATCGATGATATAACATTTGTAGGAAATGGCATAACTTTTGATCCGAATACCCGATCACTCATTATTGGTGAATCAGGTAAGTATTGCATTAGAGCCAGCCAGGTTGCATCTGTTTCCGGTGAAGCCAGTCTGTTGATCAGGAAAAACGGCTCGGGACTTAAAAGAGCAGCATCGGTTAATGGAGTCAGACTGAATCATACCGTTTCAGTTATTGAATCGTGCACTGCCGGTGATGAGTTTGATTTTTATTGGAATGGCACTGTAACAGAAGCATTTGCGGGAATGGATTCTTCCGTTTCCATATTTCGAATTTGAACATCATAGGCACAACCAGAATTTTAACAACTGGATGTGCTTTTTGATTTCAGGAAAGTGAGGATAATTATGAAAGACATTTGGAATGTGATTCAATATGCATTTGCTGGCCTTGGTGGTTGGTTTGGCTGGTTTCTTGGAGGTTACGATGGATTTTTGTATGCCCTGATCGCCTTTGTCGTCATTGACTATCTGCTTGGTGTCATGTGCGCCATAATTGAGAAGCATTTATCCAGTGATGTGGGTGCTCGGGGCATCTTTAAAAAAGTGGTGATTTTCTCTTTGGTAGGGGTGGCACACATCATTGATCAGAACATTATAGGAGATGGCAGTGCCATTAGAACTGCAGTGATTTTCTTTTATCTGTCCAATGAAGGAATCAGCATCATTGAAAATGCTACAAGACTGGGACTACCTATTCCAGAAAAGCTGCGGGATATTCTGGAGCAGCTAAAAGACGGAGGAGACAAAGATGGGACTAAGTAATTTAAAATCGAAGTTCATGACCAGAAATGATTGCTATACAGCAAGAAGAAAGATCACACCCAAAGGCATCATGGTCCATTCCACTGCCACACCTGGTGTGATGGCCGCTGACTGGTTCAGTCGTTGGAATAAATCCTACAAGGCTGGCGAGATCAATCGCCAGGTCTGTGTCCATGCCTTCATAGACGATAAAGAAGTCTGGCAGTACCTGCCTTGGAATCATAGAGGATGGCATGCTGGAGGAGATGCCAATAATACTCACATCGGTTTTGAGATTTGCGAGCCAGGTGGTTTTTCTTATTCTGGGGGTTCTACCATGGTTGACTACGATGTGAAGAAAAATGAAGCTTACTTTAGAGCAGCCTGGAAGAATGCTGTGGAGCTATGTGTGTATCTTTGTAAAATCTATAACCTGACGGAAAAAGATATTCTCAGTCATGCAGAAGGAAACAAGAAAGGGATCGCATCAAATCACTCCGATGTGGGCCACTGGTTTCCAAAACATGGGGAGAATATGGATAGCTTTCGAGCTGCAGTAAAGAAAGTACTTGATATGAAGGATTCACCAAATGTAAAAGAAGATTTTAATGCCGGGGATATTGTGGAGATCAAGGCTCCTGCAACTCGATACTATCCTGGTGGACCAATAATCCCTACATGGGTCAAGGGGACCTATCACTTAATCACTCAAACTGAGTTTAATGGAAAATCTGTGGTTAAAGGTGGGAAAGCCTGTGTCCTTCTTGGGAAGAAGATCAGTAAAGAAAACGGGGATGATTCTCCCGGGATAATGACTTGGGTGGACAAAGACTTCTTATCTATCATAAGCAAAGGTGCAGAAGCAGAACCTGAGCCAAAGGGAGATCAGAAGTATTACAAGGTTCAGGTTGGTGCCTTTAGCAAGAAAGAGAATGCAGAAGCGCTGATGGCAAGATTAAAGCAGGCAGGATTTGATGCCTACATGAAATATGATTAAGAGAAAAATTGAATGTGCAGAGTCGATGTTATCACCTTAGCATCGGCTCTTTTTTTATCCCTATATATAGTAGAAAAGACTTGATAAATAGTCTCTTCTGAGTGATATATGTAATACGCGAAAGAGCTGAAACCCTTATTTACATGTGTTTCAGGGGATTTATTTTTAACTTGGTGTTTGGATGATAACTAGAAATCTTTTGCATGAGAGACTTATTAAAGAAAGGAGGAAAAACATGGAGACCAATATTTCAAGAAAAATGCACTCTACTGGGGATGACTGCTTTAGATTCAGTTCACATAGCAGTAGACCCGTTGAATACAGTGTTGGGAACTTAGCCATTGATGGCCATAAATTAAGAGTTGCCTCATATTGTAGAGTAAGTTCAGAAGAAGAACTTCAAGTAAATTCACTGGATAATCAGATCGTGCATTACACCAACTACATCAGGTCTAATCCAGAGTGGCAATTTGCCGGTATCTTTTCAGACCTAGGAAAATCAGGAACTAGACTAGAGAAGAGAGATGGTTTTAATAAAATGATCCGCTATGCTAAAGCAGGAAAGATGGACTTAATTTTGTGTAAATCCATATCAAGATTCGCAAGAAATGTTATGGATACACTGCAGGTAGTGAGGGAACTAAGAGAGAAGAAAATCTTTGTACTTTTTGAAAAAGAGAATCTCTATACTGGAGATATGCAGAGTGAATTTATTCTCACCATGCTTGCTGCTACAGCTCAGGAAGAGAGCAGGAGCACTTCTGAAAACATCAGCTGGGCGACTTCAAAACGCTTTGAACAGGGAGAAGCAAAATTCTCTAGGATTCTTGGATATAAGAAAGTCAAGGGAGTCCCTTGGGTCATAGACCGGAAAGAAGCTTATATTGTTCAAGAAGCCTTTGAGGAATGTCTGAATGGGAAAAGCCCTACAGAAATCGCCAGAAAGTTTATTCGCAAAGGTTACCTGAAGGCAAATGGTAGAGAAGATTGGACGAATGTATCGGTTAAAGGCTTATTAAGCAATGAGCGATATGTTGGAGATGCTCTATGCCAGAAGACTTACACAGAAGATTATTTATCTCATAAAGTCATGCTCAATGAAGGTCAGAAAACGAAATACTACATCAAGGATCATCACGAGGGGATTGTTGACAGAGATACTTTTGAAAAAGTTCAGAAACTTATAAAACCTAGGACAAAAGGGGTGAAGAGAGGTCCTGTGAAGCGTTATGATTTCACAGGAAGAATCAGCTGTGGTGAGTGCGGCGGAAACTTTCATCGCTATCAGCTTAGAGGAAAAGTCACATGGAGATGCAGCAACCACTTAAAGAGCGCAAGACTCTGCAGTGTAGTTGGAATCCGAGAAGAAACTATAATGAATGCATTAAAGAAAGCCTTTATTGAGAAACATCATATTGATTCCAAAGCACCTGGTAAAAGACAACTCGTAAAACTTGAGAAAAATCTCCAGAACACTGAAGTGCTTAGGGATGGAGAACAAAATAGATTGAGACTAGAACTTGAAAAGGCGCTCTTTGCTGAAAGCATGGCAGTCCTAGAAAATACGGATGAGACAGAGCTTGTAAAACACAGACAAAGTGTGGAAAGCGCCATAGCAGAAAGAGAACCTTGGTGGGCGATGGTAGACGCAGATGATTTCTATAGAAAGGATGCGATTTCTGAACTGGAAAGAATGAAGCAATCATCAAGTCCAATAAAGGATCTCTATAAAAAACTAGAAAATCCGAAATTCTTAAGAGCCTGGATGACACGTGTAGAAGCGGAGTCATCTTTTTTATTGAAAGTAACTTGGTTCACCGGAGAGGAAACCAAAATAAATATTAATGAAGGAGGAGATGAGGCATGGCAGTAGGACCCGGACAAAGGATATCATCGTCCCGAGTAAGCATCATTCCTGCAAAGATCAGGACACCACGAAATGAGGAGCATTTTGATGGCCAAAAGAAGAAGATAGGCGTTTATGTGAGAGTATCCACAGACTCAGCCATGCAGGCGACCAGCTATGACATTCAGGTTTCATATTTTAAGGAATATGTTGAGAAAAATCCAAACTGGGAACTTGTAGATATCTTTGCAGATGAAGGTCTATCGGGAACCTCAACAAAGAACAGGACAGAGTTCAACAGAATGATAGAGTCTTGTAAGAAGAAGGAGATAGACTACATCATCACGAAGTCCATCAGCAGATTTGCAAGAAATACTCTGGACTGTCTTCATTACATCAGAATGCTGAAAAGTCTAGGCATAGGAATATTTTTTCAGAAAGAAAACTTGGACACCTTAGATAGTAAAAGTGAATTGTTCCTCACAATTTTATCATCCATGGCTCAGGAAGAGTCCCGGTCCATATCTGAAAACACCAAATGGGGAGTCCAGAAAAGGTTCCAGCAGGGGAAGCCTCATATCCCAACTACCTACTTTCTTGGGTATACAGAGGATGAGGAAGGCAACCTGATCATTGATGAGGAACAGGCCAAAATAGTAAGAAGAATATACCGTGAGCTTCTTGCAGGAAAGGGCACTCCCACCATTGCAAAAGAGCTCATGCGAGATCAGATCAGGACCGCCAGAAACAAGAAAACCTGGACTAGTGATGCGGTCTACAAGATTCTTCGTAACGAAAAGTACAAAGGTGATTGTCTAGCACAGAAGACTGTAACTGTTGACTTTCTGACTCACGAGCGGGTGAGAAACAAGGACCATCAGCCTCAATACTACATTCGAAATAATCATCCGGCTATCATAAGTGAAGAAGACTGGGAAAAGGTCCAGGAGGAGTTGACTAGAAGAAATAACATGCTGCGGGATCCAGACAATAAATATCGAATGGTATATAGTGGAATAGCTCCTTTTTCAAACAAGCTATTCTGTGGTGAATGTGGAAGGCCAGTAACCAGAAGAAGGTTAACCACTTATTATGGGGCAGAGAGAATTGAGACAAAGTTTACTGCATGGCAATGTAGAGTATCTTCCAAAAGAGATCCTGAGTTTACAGACTGCAATTGCAGTTACATTTGGGAAGAGGAGCTGGAGAAAGCTTTTATGAAGCTGCTTTATGACTTGAAAAACAACCAAGAGGACTTAATGGAGAAAATAAATCTGGCGATCATGGATGTATCCTTGACAGAGGAGGAAGAACGAAGACTGCATGAGCTGGGGAATCAAATCGATAGAATAACGGATAAGATAACTGAAATGGCATCAAGGTCCTCGGGGTCAAATGAAACCATATATGAAGCCACAATGAGGCATCTAATCTATGAGCAGGAAATCCTGCAAATGGAATACGACGGTCTTCATGAGAATAAAAAAGAGAGTGAGTACCTTAAAGAAAGTAGGAAGACCCTCATAGAAGAGCTGGAGAAAATAGAAAGTCCAAATGAGCCTTTTGACGCAGAGCTTTTCAAACAGACTGTTGAGAAAGGCATTGTGTTTCACAAGTGGCAAGTAGAGCTTCAGCTAAAGTGTGGAGCTTCCTACAAGGTGAATGTAAAGAGAAGGCCACTGAGAAGTAAGAAGAAAAAATAGATCTTAAAGTTAAATTTCCCTTGGATAAACGCCAAAAAACGAATAGTAACATAAATAAAATAAGAACTTCTTCCATTCCACAGATAGTACTTGCATTATCTCTGGACTAGAGCGATTAATAACATACCTGCTGCCTTAAGCGGGAATGTACGCAAATGGAAGGAGTTTTTATATTGGAAAGAAAAAAGGTTGAGCTTCATTGGCAACCACCTCAAAAGTTAGCCCTAGGTGAAAATGACGAGAAGCGTAGGGTTGCTGCATACTGCCGTATCAGTAGAATTGAAGACGATACAAAGCTTAGTTCTCTTGAGAACCAGATGGATTACTATTCAAAGTTAATAGTGGCGAATCCAGATCATAAGCTTATAGGGATTTACTATGATAGCGGAATATCAGGATTAACCATTGATAAGCGACCAGGGTTTAAAAGGCTTATAAGACATTGCCAAGAAGGGAAAATTGACCTTGTCATCACAAAAAGCATTTCCAGGTTTTCTAGAAACGCCAAGGATCTTTTAGAGACTGTGGAATTGCTGAAAGAGCATAATGTGACAGTCTTCTTTGAGAAAGAGAAGATCGACTCTTCCAAAACAAGACACAAGTTTTTCCTAACAGCTTTAGCGGCAGTCTACCAGCAAGAATCCCTGACCATATCAGAGCATGTAAAATGGGGGTTTGAAAAAAAGAATAGAATGGGTGAGCCAGTTATGTTAAATCAATTTGGCTACCGAGTTGTTGAAAGAAATGGGGTAAAGACCTTCAGGATTGTTGAGGAAGAAGCACAAGTTATAAGGACTATTTTTGAAGAATTTCTATTAGGAAAAACACCTCACCAAATTGGGCTGATGCTTACAGAAGAAGGTATAAAGAGCCCAGGAGGGAAAGAGCTGTGGGCTAGTGCTAGTGTGAAAAACGTACTCACAAATTCAAACTATACAGGGGACAGGCTCACGAATAAAGAAACGAGTATTTTCCTGGAGAAAAAATCAATGATTAACGATGGTCATGAAAATCGCTATCTGATAAAGAATACACACCCAGCGATTATAGATGAAGTTACCTTCAATAAGGTTCAGGAGATTTTTGGAAGTAGGCCTAAGAGGGAAAAAAGTGCGAATGTGAAATATCCACTTTCGCAAAGAATTACTTGTGGCTGCTGCGGGTGGTATTTTCATCGCTCCAAACGAAAAACAAACTCTATATGGAAGTGTGGCTTAAACTCTAAAAATAAGAACAACTGCAGTTTAGGTGTGCCTTTTAGTGAATCAACATTATTAGAAATGATGATAAGAGCGATGAAGGTCCGATATGATTTTGAAAAGCCAGGTGCCCTAAAACACATGAAAGATAACCTCGAGAGAGTTAATCAAAATGACAGGTTTGAACTTCATAGGATGAGTCATTTAATGAGCTTGATTCTAGCTAAAGAAGAGCTGGCGGAATCTGACCATAGAACGTACGAATATAAAATGGAAAGAGTCAAGGAACTTGAGAATACAATTGTTGCCTTTGAGGACTTGGCTACAAAAATTGAAGAAGATCGGATATACCGGGTGTCAGCATTAGAAAGACTTAAAGGAGTGGAGAATGTAGAAAATTTTATGGACATGGCAGATATACCCTTATTGAGAGCATGGGTCATGGAGCTATCTATCTTAACGGAACAAGACTTTCAAATTGTATGGATGGACAACGATGTAACAGAAATAGGTGAGTTTAAAAGAAGCTATGATAAAAATGCTATGGAACCTAGCAATAACAAAAAACAAAAGGCGGGAATCGAAGTAGAACATGAGGGTGCATCGAAGTTCACCATTCCAAAGAAAGATGAGTCTATAGCTAAAACAGTACAATCAAAAGAAGGGAGTGAGGAACAGGTGGAAGTGCTGGAGCTTAGAAACAAACCGCCAAATGAATTAATAAACAAAATCAAAAAGAAGCTTAAGGACGAATCACAAGGCATCATTAAAATTGAACCGAAAAAGAAAATGAGAAAAATAAGAGTCGGCGTTTATGCCAGGGTAAGTACCAGAGAACCAGATCAACTTGGTTCACTTGAAGCCCAAGTGGCATACTACACATTCGCTCTTCTTAAGGATTCTAATAACCAGTTAGTGAGAATATATGCAGATGAAGGTGTATCTGGGACCAATGCTGAAAAGCGCGCTGGATTTCAGAAAATGATAAGAGACTGCGAAAACGGGAAGGTTGACCGTATTATCACAAAGTCTATTTCCAGATTTGCAAGGAACACTGTAGATGCCCTTGATTATGTAAGAAAGCTTAAAGAACATAATGTATCCATCTACTTCGAGAAAGAGGGGATCGATACTGCCAGCGAAGATGGAGAAATCCTCTTGACCGTCTACAGCGCACTTGCGCAGGAAGAAAGTAGAAGCCTAGGGGAAAGTATCTCTTGGGGAAAGAAGGCCTATGCCAAACGAGGTATGGTGGGGCATAGCATGAGGACCTACGGGTATGATTTCAACAAAGACAGGACCTGGTACATTGTTGAGGATGAGTCGAAAGTTGTACAGTCTATCTTTGAAAGGTGCATAGATGGCTTAAGTGCAGTGCAGATTTGTAAAGACTTAACTATAGAAGGTATTCCTACCATGAAAAAGAAAGCCTCTTGGAATCCCAAAACAGTGTCTACAATCTTAAATAATATCAACTATACCGGAGATTTACTCTACCAGAAAAGATACACGCAAGATACCTTTACGAGCAGATCTAAATTGAACTTTGGACAAACATCTCAGGTACTGATAGAAGAGCATCATCCTGCGATTATTGATAAGACTACCTGGGATAAGGCCCAGTGGGCATTAGATAAGAGGAGACCTAAGAAAAGTGCTAAGGCTAAGGTTTACCATGAGCAACTAGAATTCTTTTCCAGATTTATCTGCTCAGAATGTGGTAATTTTTACTTTCATGTTACCAGAAAAACTGAGGCTGGCATCAAACATAGATGGAGATGCAAAGTGGCATTGAGAAAAGATGCTTTGATTACCTGTGATTCACCATATATTGAAGAAGAAGAAATTAAAGCACTATTCATGCAAATGCTAGCTGGCATAAAGAAGGATAAAATTTTCATATCTCAACTGAACAAGCAGATAGAGGATAAAAAACTGACTGAGAATGAGAAGATACTTTTAAAATATTATGAAGAAGAAAACCAGAAAGTATATTTAGAACTGTACAAAGTAGTAGAAGATGGAACAAAGAGTGGTGAAGATACAACTGAAATCAAAAGATATACGGACTCTATTATGGAAACCCAAGACATGATCAATGAGCTGAATGATAAAGAAGATGCTCATCGATTCTTATTAAAAGAAAAGACTTGGCTTTTCAAAGAACTGGAGAATATCGGAAATGAAGAGGGAGCGCTTTATAGGGATGACATCTTTAAGAGAATTATCAAGAATGGTGTCATCCATCCTGACAACAGCATAACCTTCCATCTGATTTTTGGTGTTTCAAGACACATAAATAGGTAAGAGATGATTGAAACCCGCTGAGTAGCCTGATTGTATTGATCAAGCCTCTTGGTGGGTTTATTTTGTTTGCAACAAACGGAGCGAAAATGAAATCCTATCTAAATGTTAGCTCGTTGCAAGTTTTTATAAATGGAACGATTTTCTTTACTTCTGAAGAATAACGTGCTAAAATTAAAAAAAGATGAATAACAACTAAGCAGAACGGGTATAATATTTTTATAAACGGAACGTTATTCTTTAAATACGAAGAAAATAATGGCAAAATTAAAAAAAGTGAGGTGAGATAAGTGGATATGTTGACTGAACTGGCGAAGTATCCGGTTTTTACAATCGAAGATGTGAAAAAGTTTGTAGGTAATGAGAAGACAGCGTATACTCAGCTAGATCGTTTGATGAAAAAAGGCCGGGTTAGGAAAGTCAGAAAGAATATCTATTCTGTGGTAAATCCTGCAACAGGGCAGCTTGTAGCAACTCGCTATCAAATCGCTTGCGCCATAACGGACACTGCATATATCTCTCATCACAGTGCTTTTGAATATTATGGGCTGGCAAATCAGGTGTTCTATGAAGTGTATGTTTCATCTGAAACAAAGTTCAATCATTTTGAATATGATCATGTAACTTATAAATATGTTGCATCTAGGATGAGTGAGGGTGTTTTTGAAGCAAAGAACACCACCGGGGTCAGAATAACTGATATGGAACGAACAGTTGTTGACAACATAAGGGATTTCAATAAAATAGGTGGCTTTGAAGAATTGTTGAACTGCCTGGAAGGAATCCAATACTTGGATGAAAAGAAACTGAAGCGATATCTTGATATATACAATATCCAGGGCCTATATCAACGGGTAGGATATCTCCTTGACCATTATCGAAAAGAGATGCAGGTATCGAAGGAATTCATAGAATATTGCAAAGGTAAAATAGGAAAAAGCAGACGGTACCTTGTGAGTGAAGTAAAGGACGACAGTTTCTATAACAGTGAATGGGAACTGATGGTACCGGAAGGGCTATTTGAATTAACGGATCAAGGAGGTGATATGCTTGTCTAATTACGACATTATATATTTAGGGAAAAAAGCTGAAGAACTAGGATTTGTGAGGGATACATTAGAAAAGGTAACCAGGCTAGCGGATATTTTGGAGTATTTGAATACAAATCCAATTCTTAAAGATAGTCTTGCGCTGAAAGGTGGCACAGCAATTAATCTTACGATTTTCAACTTGCCACGTCTTTCTGTAGATATAGATCTGGATTATTTAATCACCAACAGTAGAGAAGAAATGCTTGAAAGCAGAGAAGTCATTAATAATACAATTGACCGCTATATGGTATCCCAGGGTTACTCAAAAAATCCTAAGACGAAGAATCCTCATAGCTTGGATTCATGGGTCTATGACTACATGGGAGCCAGCGGGAATAAAGATAATATCAAGATTGAAGTCAATTACTCATTACGGTCTCACGTTCTTGAAGCAGAAGAAAGACCGATCATAACAGAGCATTTTTCAAGTGAGTATAAGGTGAAGTCTCTAGCTCCACTTGAGATATACGGAAGTAAGATGAATGCGCTTTTAAGCAGAGCTGCAGCCAGGGATTTATATGATACTAGAAATATGATTCACTATGGTCTCTTTGATGAATCGGAAGAAGAGATGCTCAAGAAGTGTGTTGTATTTTATGCAGCCATATCAGCGAGGGATAAGAACAGTATAAACAAGACTTTTGATACTAAGGCGATTGATTCAATTACAATGAGGAAGATCAAGACAGATCTCAATCCTGTCATTAAGACAAAAGATGATTTTGAGTTGGAGCCAGCAAAGAAACTTGTTAAAGAGTACATTACAGATTTGATGGTTATTACAAAGGAAGAAAAGGAATTCTTGGATAGGTTTGAAAATGGAGAATACATTCCTGAGCTGCTCTTTGAAGATGAGAAGATTATTGAAAGAATTAGAAATCATCCAATGGCGTTATGGAAAACTAGATAGTAGAAATGAAGAAACCCACCTAGAGAGAATCTAGCTTCGGAACTTTACCGAGGTTAGAGGGCATCTGAGTGGGTTGTTTTATTTTATATATTAATAGAAGAAACTCGGTTCAGTATAAACATTAGTAGGTCATATTAAGAGACAATTTCTAGCTCATCACAATGTGGTGGGCTTTATTTTTTTGCCCATTTTTAAGGTGACTGCACTATATTTGCGAGATATTATGTACTAATTTCTGCAGAATTAGCCTATTTTAGCGCAAATATGGGCAAATATTGGCCCTGAGTTATCCTTCTCGTATCATGGCGTTTATTATGCTAAGACACCCTATATGTCTTACTGGAACAAGACTACCAAGCAATGGACGGTTGTCAGCGTTCCTTGGTGGAGCTATGGTCAGCCGGAGATTCTCTATGCAGCGAATGGTGTGTTTATTGCAAAAATCGTGGGCCTTGCCAATGTTATCGCTTCCTTTGATGGCATCACATGGCATAATGCTGGATATTGTCCTGGAGCCTATAATGCCATGACTTGTGGCGCTTATGATATGGCCAGAGGGTCCGGAATCGTCAGTTGGTGGTACTACAAATCACCGGTCTATTACAGCTTTGACTCATTAGAGGAAAGAACCGCATGGACCTTGGTTGGATCTGATGGAACTTCAGTCCCCATCTTTAAATACTTGACCACCCATAAGGGAAACTTTGTTGGCGTGGTTGGAGGCGACAAATCTATAGCGATAGCTAGTTCAGCAAGTCCCGGTCTTTGGAACACGACTATACCTGAGGATGTGAATGACACCCGATATATGTTTATCAGGTCAGTGAATGATGTGCTCTTCGTGATGAAGTTCAACTACACCAATGTGGGCGGCGATTACACCTACTATGTGAAGCTCTGCGTGATGAGTGACGATGCCACCCAGATTACTGAGACGAATCTTTCCTGGGTAGGGGATCTGGCCAACAACAACATCCCAAATCCAAGGAACATCATCTGGATGGAGGACTGGGGCAAGTTTGCGCTTCTTAAAGAGAGTATGCTCTGCGTCTCCAATGATGGACTGTATTGGGAGGGAGTAGAACAGCCGGGATTTACAACAAGCCAGTATGATACCTTTGATGGTGCTATTTACATTCCCGGTGATGGGTTCTATGCCAAGGCCAGTGGCTATGTGTATTACGCACCGTATTAATGAAAACTATGACGTCCTTCACCGGGCGTCTTTTTATATACACAAATTTACGAAAGTGAGGGAAAAACAATGAGAGACATTTGGAACATTGTTCAGATGATATTTGCGGCTGTGGGTGGATGGTTGGGCTACTTTTTGGGAGGTTACGATGGGTTTTTGTATGCTTTGATTGCCTTTGTGGTAATCGACTATTTACTTGGAGTCATGTGTGCCATTTTGGAGAAACACCTGTCCAGCGATGTAGGTGCTCAGGGTATCTTCAAGAAAGTGGTAATTTTTTCTCTAGTAGGGGTGGCCCACATCATTGATCAGAACATTATAGGAGATGGCAGCGCCATAAGGACTGCAGTGATTTTCTTTTATCTGTCCAATGAAGGAATCAGCATCATTGAAAATGCCACAAGACTGGGATTACCAATTCCAGAGAAGTTCAAAGACATCCTGGAGCAGCTAAAAGATGGAGGTGATAAGGATGGCACTAAGTAATTTGAAGACAAAGTACATGACCAGAAATGATTGCTATACAGCCGGGAGAAAGATCACACCTAAAGGCATCATGGTTCATTCCACTGCTACCCCAGGAGTGATGGCCGCAGATTGGTTTAGTCGGTGGAATAAATCTTATAAGGCTGGTGAAATCAATCGTCAGGTCTGCGTCCATGCCTTCTTGGACAATAAAGAAATCTGGCAATACCTACCTTGGAATCACAGAGGCTGGCATGCAGGCGGCAAAGCAAATGATACCCACATCGGTTTTGAGATATGTGAGCCGGGTGGGTTTTCTTATTCTAAGAATCAGATGGTAGGCTATGATGTGAAGAAAAATGAAGCCTACTTTAGAGCGGCTTGGGAAAATGCAGTGAAGCTTTGTGTTTATCTCTGCAGAGAGTATGGTCTGACTGAGAAAGACATTATCAGTCATGCGGAAGGAAATAATAAGGGAATCGCATCAAACCATTCTGATGTGGGCCACTGGTTTCCAAAGCATGGAGAGAATATGGATACCTTTAGAGCTGCAGTAAAGAAGGCACTGGAGAATGTAGGTGAGGCCAAAGAAGGCTTTGAAGCAGGTGATATTGTTGAAATCAAAGCGACTGCCAGAACCTATTATCCCGGCGGTCCTATCATTCCAAACTGGGTGAAATGGAACTATCACTTAATCACCCAGGATGTGTTTAATGGAAAACCTGTGATCAAAGGCGGCAAGGAATGTGTTCTTCTTGGAAAAACTATTCTGAAAAGCACCATGGGTGAGAAGGCCGGTATTATGACGTGGGTTGATAAAGACAATCTTGAAATGGTCAGTGCTGGTGTGGAGGTCGAACCGGAGAATGAATCTGGTAATAAATACTACCGGGTACAGGTGGGAGCTTTCAATGACAAGAAGAATGCAGAGGCCCTCATGGCCCGTCTAAAGAAGGCAGGATTTGATGCCTACATGAAATATGATTAGGGAAAAATCGCAAAATTGTAGCCGGTGTTATCTCTATAGCATCGGCTTATTTTTATCTCTATATATAGTAGAAATGACTTGATAAATACTCGTTTTAGAGTGATATATAGTACACGCGGATAGCCTTGAAACCGTTGTAATGAGATGGTTTTAAGCATTATTATTTTTTACCCTTTGCATGAAAATATTCATGCCGCGTGATGCGAGATAAGGGATAAAAAGAAAGGAGGAAAAGACGATGAATCAAGCAAGAGTTCAGGTAGTACCGGTTCAGCAACCTAGCGTTTCCGTGATAAATAATGTTGATTTACACACAAGCATGGGACAGGTAAAACCACATAAACCTAGAGTGGCATCATACTGCAGAGTGAGTTCTGAAGAAGAACTTCAGCTAGGCTCCCTTGAAAACCAAATCATTCATTACACCAATTACATTAGATCAAAACCTGAGTGGCTTTATGCAGGAGTCTATTCAGATAAAGGTAAGTCAGGAACGGATATGTCCAAGCGAACAGGCTTTAATCGGATGATTAGAAAGGCTATGAATGGAGAAATTGATATTATCATTTGTAAGTCTATTTCTAGATTTGCCCGTAATGTTGTGGATACGCTGGATATTGTGAGACAGCTTACTGAAAAGGGCGTCCAGGTCATCTTCGAAAAAGAGAGACTGAACACCAAAGACATAACCAGTTCACTACTAATAAAGATTTTGGCCACATTTGCAGAAGAAGAGAGCCGGAGTACTTCAGAAAATATTGAATGGGCTTTGAGAAAACGGTTTGAAAGAGGTGAGGTGGTTGCGGCTCAACTCTTTGGTTATAAGACGAAGAAAAACAAGGAGTGGGAGATTGTTGAAAAAGAAGCGGCCATAGTAAGAGAAGCCTATGCAATGTTTCTTTCTGGCTATAATCTGACAGATATTGCTCAGCATTTCATTCGTAGAGGATACAAGAAGCGCTCCGGAGAGATTGATTGGACATCTTCTAATATAAGCAGCTTTCTTACAAACGAAAGATATTGTGGAGATGCTCTTAGCAGAAAAACATGTACTTTGGATTTTAGATCTCATAAGACAGTAGTCAATAGGGGACATAAGCCTCAGTATTATGTTGAGGACCATCATGAAGGGATTGTGCTAAAAGAAGATTTTCAAAAGGTCCAGGAGATTATGAATGAGAACAAAACCACCCAATCAAATAAAGGAAGATACAAACGCTCTGCTATTACCAGCAGAATTGTCTGCGCCAGCTGTGGAAAGAACTATCATCGCTTCGGTCAGAAGGGGAAAATAACCAGATGGCGATGTTCGTCAAATGCAAAGAGCGGACTTTTATGCAAGGCTCAACCTATTGAGGAGACTAAGATAGAAGATCTTCTCATAGAAGGCTTTGAAAAACGTTATGGCATGGATCAGAGAACAAATGATGGCTTGCTGATTAAACAGCTTATAAAAGAGTTATCAAGTGCAGAAACCGTAAGAGAAAGAGAGCAAAATCTGTTGAGGGTGGAGCTTGAAAAGTGCCTGATTGCTGAAAACAATGCTATCTTAAAAAATCTAGATGTAGAAGACATCAAGGCTAAAAGAAAAGAAGTCGAAGAAACAATCGCTGAAAAAACAAAGTTATGGGAGGCTTTTGACAAAGACCATGTCTTTAGAGAAGCATCCTTGAATAAGCTTAAAACCCTAAAGGGTTCAGATAAAGCCATTTATAAAATACTAGATATCTCTTTTATAAGAGCGTGGGTGATTCACATTACAGTGGAGTCACCTTTTTTATTTACCATTAAGTGGATTGATGGAGAAGAAACCGTTGTCGGTCAATTTAGAGGAGGAATGTACTATGACTCAAAATAGAAACTCTTCAGCGATGAATCCTCGGGTTCGGGTAATCCCTGCGAATATGAACATGCAAAGAAGAGGGGAAGGAGAAGAAGAACCAAAGGTTAAAGTTGCCGCCTACGCAAGGGTATCCACCCTTGAAGAAGAACAGCAGTCAAGTTATCAGCTGCAGGTTTCCTACTTTGAAGAATACATTGAAAGAAAACCGGACTGGGAACTTTATAAAGTGTACAGTGACGAGGGTGTAACAGGGACGAATACAAAGTACCGAACCGGCTTTAACCAGATGATTAAGGATGCCAAAGAAGGGAAATTTGACTACATCATTACCAAATCCATCAGCCGATTTGCACGAAATACTTTAGACTGTCTGACCTATGTGAGGATGCTTAAAAACCTAGACAAACCTGTGGGAATTATATTCGATAAAGAGGGAATTAACACATTGGATTCCCAATCAGAAACGATTCTGGTTGTCATCGCAAGCGTTATGGAGGAAGAAAGTAGAACCATAAGCGCCAATGTAAGCTGGGGTGTTCAGAAGAGATTTTCAAGAGGAATACCACACATACCAACAACCTACTTTTTAGGCTATGATGAGGACGAAGATGGCAACCTAATCATTAATGAAGAAGAAGCCAAGATTGTAAGAAGAATATATCGAGAGTTTCTAAGCGGGAAAGGAACACCACTTATTGCCAAAGGGCTAACCAAGGATAAAGTAAAAACCGCTAGGGGAAACACCAAATGGACCAGTGATTCGGTTCTCAAGCTGATAAAAAATGAAAAATTCTGTGGCCATGCACTGTGCCAGAAGTCAGTTACTCTAGACCCTTTAACCCATAAGCGGGTGAGAAATAAAAACCACAAACCACAGTATTTCATACGAAACAATCACCCACCGATTATTTCAGAGGAAGATTGGAACGCGGCTCAGAAGGAGCTAGAACGCAGAAGTAGAATGCGCCATGATCCAGATGGGAAGTACCGAAGATGCTACAGCAACACAGCTCCTTTTTCTAACATGCTATTTTGTGGGGAGTGTGGGGTTCCGGTGCACAGAAGACGCCTTACCTCAAAGAAGAATGGCCAATCTTATAAATTCACGGTGTGGCAGTGTAGGGTATCAGCGATGAAAATGGAAGCGGATTATGAATGCCATACAAAGTATATATGGGAAGAAGTCATTGAAAGAGCTTACAATGAAATGCTTCTGAAAATGACAAAAGAAATCGACCAGATTCGAATGGAAGGTGAAGCGGCCATAAAAGAGGTCAGCCTATCTGAAGAAGAAAATGCACGATTAGAAGAAGTGGAAGAAATCATTGACAGAATCAGCGATCAAATTACTGAAATGTCTATGAGAGAAAGCATCACCAACGATCCCATCTATGACGCCACCCTTAGAAATCTTATTTACGAGTCTCAAATTTACCAACAAGAACATGAAAACCTCCTGAAGAACAAAGAGGAAAGCATCTTTATGAAGAAGAACCTGGATATTCTTATTGAGTATCTACAGGGGCTGCAAGACTTCGAAACCTTCGATGCGAAAATGTTTAGAGAGACTGTTGAACGGGGTCTCATCTATGATGATTACCAAATAGAGTTTATCTTTAAATGTGGGGTCAAGCGAAAGGCCCTCGGCTGGAGGAGAGGAAAGGACCCGGTGGAACCGCTGAACTTAGATACTCTTTAAAAAATAGATTCCGAAGCCGTAATAAAAACTGAATACCTAGTGTACTTAAAATACTCCTTTGACCATTAGAGATTGTACTTGCAATATGTTTCATACAGAGGGAACATACCAACAAGCGTAATCTTTATGAGGAAAGGAGTTTTTTAAATGGACCAAAGAGATAAGGCCATGTGGGTACACACACTGTGGGATCCGCTGGACGAGATGCATCAAAGTCCACTAAACAGCAAGAAAGAAGGTATCAGAGTTGCAGCTTACTGCAGAATCAGTAAGGGGAACACCAATTATAGATCCCTTGAAAATCAAGTGAGCTATTACAGCAACTACATCTACAATAAACCAAATTGGAAATTTGTCGGAGTGTATATCGATAATCAAATATCCGGTGGAACCATCGAACACCGAAATGGATTCAAGCGAATGCTTCGTCATGCCAGGGAAGGAAAGATCGATCTAATTCTTACAAAAAGCATATCCAGATTTTCAAGAAACACAAAGGAAATCTTAGAAGTGCTTCAACAGTTAAAAGAAAGTGGCACAACTGTATATTTTGAACGTGAAGGCGTGGAGGTTTCTAAGGGTCTGAGTTCACTGGTCTTAGAGACTCATGCAGCCATGGCCCAAGATTTCATCGAAGGGGTTTCAAACCTTGTGAAGTTTTCTTATCAGAAACGCCTGAATGAAGGACGACCTTACTTTCATGAGATGTACGGCTATGATTTAGTTGAGCCAGGTGGCAAAGACATGGTGAAGATTAATGAAGAGGAAGCAGAAGTAGTTAGGTGGATTTTTAATCAGTTTATTGGTGGCGCCACTTATGCTGATATCACTAGAGAACTTATACATCGAGGAATTAAAACAAAAAAGGGAAATGATCGGTGGGCCCATACACAAATTAGAAAAATCATTAATGCGATAGCCTATACAGGAAACAAAAGGGCAAAGGCACAAACCAAGGACCTTTTTACAGGAAAGATTACTGGCAGCGGTCCATATAAGGAGCAATATTTAATTGAAAATAGTCATCCGGCGATAATATCCATGGATGTATTTAATAGAGCTCAGGCGAGGGTTGAGAAAAACAAGAGAACTAAAAAGCAAATCAGAACGCCAATAAGTAACCCGCTGAAATATAGAGTATTTTGTGGTCGATGCGGAAAATTGGTGCGAAGAAAAAATGACTATAGATATGGATGTGCCTATACCAATGCCAGCGTGAAGCTTTGTGATTTAGAACTTATAAAAACTTATGACCTTGTTGCTATGGGGTTAAGAGGCTTATTCGAACGCATGCTGGGGTTAACCATTATTGCAACTAAAAACAGAAAAGACATCACATATGAAATGGTAGATCCCCTTGGCAGAAGTGAGAAGACTTTAAAAGAAGATTTTCGTCTGATGCTTAGGGATCTTGAGAGAATCCTCGTCAGGGTCAACCAGAATGACCATTTTGAATTTCAGCGCCTAAAGTATTTTACTGACATCGAAATTGCCAAAAGGCAGAATCAGATAGAGCTGATTGAACAGCTAGAAGATGAGTATTCCTCTTTTGAAGAAAAAGTTGGTCGTATTGAAGATGATAGAGAGTATCGAAATGATGCTCTTGTTTGGTTAAAGACCATAAGGGGCATAGACCATTTTATTAATGCTGCAACCATTGAAATGGTTAGAGCGTGGATGACAAAACTGACAATCTATTCAGGGTCAGCTTATGTTATCGAGTGGATTGATGAAAAAACAACGACGATTGGGCAAGAAGAAATTCCTGGTATCGTAGAAGCTGCAGAAAACAAACGATTAGAAAGGGAAAGCCGACTAAAGAAACAAGAGAAACCTTTATTAAATGATCTTATTAACTTTGAAGCTGCAGAAGATTCTTTAAAAGATAATGAAAATTCTAAAGCCCGGAGAAAGGAGGAGCTCTTAGTGGAAGCAACAGCGATTACAGCAGACTCAAAGAGTCTGGCAAAAATAAACAACCAGAATAAACTTATGCGCGACGTGGTTGTCCTTGAGCGTGGACTAAGTATTAAAGACATAGGCGATTTAAAGAAGAATATTCTTAAGAACAGGATGAGCCAGCTTAATCAGGAAGAAAAGAAGAAACTGAGGGTTGCAGCGTACTGCAGAGTATCAACAGAGATGGATGAGCAAAAGCTCTCTCTGCAAACCCAGCTTGCATACTATAACTACAAAATACTTTCGAATCCTTTATGGGAGCTTGCTGGAATCTATGCAGATGAAGGGGTATCAGGAACTATAACCGAGCACAGGGATGATTTTAATCGGATGATTGAAGACGCGAAAAAAGGTAAGATCGATATGATCATTACAAAATCCATCTCTCGATTCAGTAGGAATGTGGTTGATGTTTTGGGAACATTAAAGACGCTCCATGAGTTACAACCTGCTTGTGTATGCTACTTTGAAAAAGAAAACTTGAAGAGCAATGATCCAAACTCTTCATTAATTTTATCGCTAATGGCGACCGTCGCAGAAGAAGAGATTGTTTCCTTATCCAATAGCATCACCTGGGGTGTGCAAAGTCTTGCTCAAAGAGGAACCATCAGTAGAAGGACAGATATGTATGGATACACCATTGATAAGAACAGGGAGTGGCACATTGTTGAGGAAGAGGCAGAAGCTATTCGATTGATGTATCAATTATTCATAGAAGGTAAAAATATTTTTGAGATTGTTGAACATCTAAATGAGCTGGGGATAAAGAGTCCAAAGGGCAGTGACTATTGGAGTTACAATACGATCCGAGAAATATTGAGAAATGAAAAGTATCACGGTGATTATGAATTTCAAAAATACTACACAAAGGTTGCCGGGAGCGTAAGAAAAGCCAATAATGGCCAGGTTCCAAAGTATTATATTGAGGAACATCATCAGGCCATCATTGATCGAGAGATATTTGAAAATGCACAAAAGGTTTTCGAAGATAGGAAGAGAGATCCCGTTATGAATGAAAAGAAAGACGGGACTGCAGGTAGAGCGGTTTACTACAAGAAGTTCACATGTGCTGAATGTGGTCATATTATTTCTAGGTATGGAAGTTCTACCTATGATTCCAGAGAAGGAAGTACTTGGCGGTGTTACAATTCCTCAAAAACAACAGGTTCAACGTGTGATGTAAGCACATATTTCATTGAAAGATATATGGATTACTATTTTGTAGATACACTAAGGAAAATCAAAACAAGCGAAGACTTCAGGCAACAGATAAAAGCCCATTTGAGAGAACTGGATTTAACGGAAAAAGAACTGCGGCATAAAGAGGACCTTGAAATGCAAATGGAAACATTAAATCAAGAGCTTTATAAGGCGGTGGATACGGAGATCCAAAAGAACGGTAAAAATACACAGCTGATCAACCAGATAACGGATGATATCATTCAATTGAGGGAGAAGCACTACAAGTATATCGAGCGGTTAGAACAGTTACAGGAGGATAGAGAGCGGTTGGAGAAGCTTCTGCAATACTGCGAAAAGATGAAGCCTTTCTCTTTAAAAACATTCCATAATATGAGACCGCGAATCAAGCCTGGTGATAGCGTATATTCCAAGACCAACAGCGCAAGAGATGTTTCATACATGGACTTGGAAGGAGAAGATCACTTCCCTGAAGAAGTTTTTATTGAGCATGTGTTGAGCGCAACCATTGATAAAGCCGGGGAGATCAAGTTTAAATTTGCAGAGGGTGTAGAGTTTGGTTCGGGATTAGACTATGAGAAGTACAAAGAACGGTTTGAAAAACAAAAGAAGAAAATCCAAATAGAGGAGCTTTTAATCTCCGCTGAAGTACAAGAGGTGAAAGAGTACTGTAAAGAATACAGAAAACCAAAGGAAATTCGAGAGCATTTGGGCATTAAGAGTGAAATTTCATATCGGAAAAGAATCCAGGAACCTCTTTATAAAGCGGGGAAGTTGATGGTTAATGACGCAAAAGTAACTCAACTAAGAATGTATAGATGGGCAGATGAGGAGTAGGTGTGTAAAGAAAACCGATGTTTTTTTAGATCCTAAGTTATAACCTAAGATGCCACCTAAGCCATCACCTAAGTTCGATTTTTTAATAATGTCACGTTATCCTCCATATATGAAGAAAAACATGCCAAAATTAAAAACAGCCATTTTCCACTTCACAAACTGAATAAAGAAGATCGTTCCCCAGTGACCCATAGACCTGAGGTTTTATCAGCAATAGAAAAACCCACTGAGTTGGCAGATAACAGTTATCTACCACTTGGTGGTTATTTTTATTTGGTTTTTATAAGTTCATACCAATTGAAATTCATTCCCATGTTCCGTTCGATTTCTTCAATATTTATTGTGCTCAATTTATCTTCTAGAGATTTGAATTCAAAGCGAATTCCCTTAATAAGATCATTAAGCTGTTGCTTGTCCATAAACAGTGATAAAGAGAAAATTAGAGAATAAATTCCGCTTCGAGCATTCAATCGTTTACTTCTTTGAGATGAATTTAATCTTCTCCTACTAGCTGGATTAACTGCATGAGGCAATTTTTGCCCGAAACTCATGAAAGAATCATCAATAGGAACTCTAATCTTTGAAAGATAGAATCTTTCGTTATGAGCACAAGTATTTCTAAATAAACTTAGTATTTGCAAAACACGAGAGGCGTTTATAATATCTAAGTCATCAGATAAGTGGGGGAAATTATTAATTCCTAAAGATTTAATCATATGGAGCTGAACATCTTTCTTTTGCAATGTAAATAAGTGGCTGACATTTCCAAAAGTTAAGACATTCATTAATATCCACATTGGTATATAACCATGCTGCTCTGAGTAGGATTTAATGGAATCATTTTTATTTTTTCTTTGCTGCCCGATTGTTCGGTACACGGTAGAAACATAATTATCATATGCAGAATGCCTATCTAAAGTAGAACTTTTACCATTTGGTCGAGTTCTATGTACTGTTGTGCTGACAATTCCATAACTATCAATATTATGTACACTATAAGAAGTAGACAAATCATAGTACTTTCTTCTGAGATATTCACTATCTCTATGGAGACTAGATTTTTCAATATCTGAGTTATCAGGATTCCCGTTTAAATGGTAATTGTAGAAGGATTGGACTATTTGGTTTTTAATCATTTCTTCTACCCTTAAGATTTCCTTCAAAAAAATAAGTCGAAGATTTGCATCAAAAATTAGTAAAGCTTCAAGTTCACTTAGTCGGGTGCCATTTTTATACTTTTCAGTAGTGCTGGATCCTTGGTAGAGAAAAGGATCTTTATAAGCGTTAACTAAGTTGTAATAGTTGTATTTTCTGAGAAGTTCTTTTTCTTGACTGCCATTAGGGATAGTCATGTTACGACTTCTAAGTATTTCAATTCTATCGCTATGTACTGAAAAATATTTTTCCAA